GCACCAAGCAGGTTGTGCGCTCAGGCCCAGCGGCAGAACTGTTTAAAGTAATCAATCCGTTCTGGAGCCTACCACGCTTGCTATCGGCTATCGAAATGTCGATGTGCGTATACGGCGAAGCCTTCGTAGTCATTGAGCGTAATGGACGTGGTGTACCTGTCGAGATGTGGTACGCCCCTGCGGATAAGATGAAGGTTGTTCCTCATCCTACCGAATACATCGAGAAGTATGAGTTCTACGCTGGTCCCGGCAAGAAGCTTGACCTAGCCCCTGAAGATGTTGTGTGGATCACGGGAGTCATGGACCCCAAGGACGAGTTCAAGGCATTGTCCCCGCTTGAAGCCGCTAGGTTGTCTGTTGAAACCAGCCTAGACGCTATGGAATCAAACAGGCAGATATTTATCAACGGTATGAATCCTGGGGGTATCCTATCACCCAAGGACGCTGGCATCGCGCTTACCAAGGAACAGCGTGAGGCGATGGAACATCAGTTGAACCTTAGGCTGCGTGGCAAGGACCGGGCACACAAGCTCGCCGTGTTCTCTCACCCCATGCAGATCGACACCCCGCAGCTAACCCCTGCTGATGCCGAGTTCATGAGCCTGCTTGAGTGGACGCTGAGCGATATTGCTAGGGTTTACAAGGTTCCGCCCACCAAGCTACAGGACTTTAGCAGGGCTACATATTCTAACGTCGAGCAGGCAGATAAAGCCCTGTATACCGATTGTATTATCCCCGAGTGTGAGCGTATCGCTAGCGCGTTTAACGAGCAGCTACTCAATCAGTTCGGCGAAGGCTTGCACCTTGAGTTCGACTTCAGCCAGATTCGTGCCTTGCAAGAGGACCAAACTGAAATCACGGATCAGATGGTCAAGCTACACCAGATGGGCGTGCCGCTTAACAAGCTACTGGAAGTCTATCGACCCGACCTACTGCCTGAAGGTGGCGAGGGTTATCCGTGGGGCGACGAGCCTCCCATGGCTCCCGTGATGCTCGGTATCGACAAGGAAGATGTGGTAGTCAAGGGTACCGCAGCTACCGTCAAGATAAACCCACGAATTCCGGGTTATGGATCAGACGAGCATAAGAAGAAGCTACAGGCACGGGACCGTAAGGTATTGCCCTATGAGCGTCGCCTACGCGCTGCTGTTCGTGTAGCCCAGAAGGAAATCGTCGCGGGTATTAATCGCAGGCTGTCCGAACCTACCAAGGCTATCGATGACTTCGACGACGAGGACTACGTTGATATCATCGCAAGAGCCTACGCTTCCGCTGGGGTATCTGCCATTGTTGCCGAGGCTTACGGTGCTGCTGGTCTAGCCGCCCTGCGTCGAGTAGGCATGGCTGCTGTTGGATTCAATCTAAGCAACCCATCGGCAGAACGATTCCTTGCCAAGCGTGAGCAGCGGTTCGTCAAGCTAATCCCCGAGGACCAGTGGAAAGAACTGAAGGCGTCGCTTGTCAAGGGTATGCAAGAGGGCCAGGGTTCCGAGGGTCTTAAGAAGATTGTCGAGGATCATCCTGTCGTATCGCCGTCAAGAGCCGAGATGGTTGCCCGCACAGAAGTTATTGGCGCGTATAACGGTGGACTTGAAGAGGGTTGGAAACAATCCGAGCTAAAGGGCGAGAAGGTATGGCTTGCTGCGCTGGATGCTCGTACACGCGAATCGCATAGAGAAGCCCACGGGCAATCGGTCCAACTTAACGACGACTTCGAACTTATGTCTGGGGCCAAGGGCGCAGCACCGGGACAAACCGGGGTCGCTGAAGAGGATATAAACTGTCGTTGCGCGATGGACTTTATCCCAAGTGACGAATAGTTGACTTTAGGTGTTGTAGAGAGTTGATAAGCAGAATTAGTATGGGGGTGGCATGCCCATCACAAACTTTCCTAACAAGGGAGATGACAAGCCCGTGTCATTGGCTAACAGCCAGTGGCCCTTGTTTCCCGTTGGCGAAGCGTCAGACCTTAAGCGTGACTTCCCTTCCATCTGGGATAAAGGTGGAAACATTCGAGGCAACGAGCAGTTCAGACTGCTTGCACCTATGGCCCGTGAGCGTCGTGGCCCACGAAACGCAGCAGAAGAGCAAGCGGTTCGACTTCGTGAGGCGTGGGTTGCTAGGCACCGTGGGGACTTTCAACTCCCCGGCGTCGTCGCACAGATCAAGTGGCTCGCGGTAGGAGATAGGGGGTTGGACCACATGCGAGATGTTATCCGAGAAGCTAAAGATAAGCTTGAGGACAAGAAGAACTTTAACGCGCCTATCAGCTATGAGGCTACAGAAACCTCACTGAAGGCGTCCTTTATGATCAGCACCGATGCTATCGATAGGCAGGGCGAGATTGTAGACCAAGACGGGTGGGACTTCAGCAACTTCTTGAAGAACCCGGTTGTCCTTGACACACACCGCTACGAATCCATTGATGATATTGTCGGCAAGGTAGTCGGTATGCCCCGTCGTAAAGATAACGGTTGGGTTGTTGATATGGAGTTTGCCGATACGCCTAAGGGTAAGCTAGCTAAAGACCTTGTTGCTAAAGGCTTTATAAATACAGTTAGTGTAGGGTTCCGCAGCATTCAACGTCGTCCAGAGGGTAAGATGACCCGACACGTGAAGATGGAACTACTTGAAGTAAGTTTAGTAGCAGTACCCGCTAACCCGGAGGCAGTAAGAGTGAAAGCCGTTCAGCCCGACAGGGACTTGCCCTTGGCTCCCGAAGATTACGAGTGGGATCAGCCTGCTGCGCTTGAGCGTGTAAGAGCCTGGGCTTCTAGCGATGGTTCTGGCGATAAGGACAAGATTGACTGGGATATGTACGCTAGGGCGTTTATGCTGGTCCGTGAAGGTATGGAAGAAGATTTCGGTGGCTACGGCTACCCTTACGCAGATGTTATTGATGGACGACTCTATGCCCATATTCGGCCCGTCCAGATTATTGCAAACATTCTTGTCGGTGGACAGGGCGGTGGAAACCTCAACCCTGAAGATCGCAGGAAGATGGGTCGTGTTGTCGCGGCTTATTACGACAAGGCTGGCCTTGAGCTACCCGAGTCGCTAGCCGAACTTATCAAGGGGTATGGAATGGATAAGCCAGAAGAAATGATGGATAAACCAAAGGACAAGCCTATGGCCCGCAAGGACATCGGCATGCTGATGGAACTTCGCGATGCGCTATTGGAAGCCATGGCGAGGGTCGAAGATATCATCGTCTATTACAGCGATGAGGACGAAGGCGAGGAAGAAGAAGCACCTGAAGAGGATATGCCTGCTCAGGAAGAAGAATCTGCCAAAGCCAGTGTACGCGCTCCCGAAACCAGTGTTAAGTTGGTAGAGGGTATTCGCAGCTTGCTCGCTGCGTTTGACAGGAGAACAAATTAATGAGCGATAACGTCGAGAAGCTCATGGGCGAGCTTGCCGCCAAGGTGAATGCCCATATCGATAACACCGACAAGAAGCTTTCTGAAGTAGAGCAGATTGTCAAGGATAGCGGTCTTGCTCGTAAGATCAAGTTCGCTGGTGACGCTAACACCCACAACTCCAAGTTCGCTGGCCTTACCTCCGGCGATATCCAGCTTCTTCACCAGATCATGAAGCATTCCAAGAAGGGTCCAAGCCCTGAGCTTGAGAACGCCTTCAACCACGTTTCCAAGAACTTCATCTGGAACGTCAAGGGTGACTACGCTCCTTACCGCAAGGCTACTCAGAACGAAGGCGCTGCTGGCTTCGGTCAGGAACTCGTCGGCGTTCAGTACGTTAGCGAACTCTGGGATGCTGCCCGTCAGGATAGTCGTGTATTCGGTCTGCTTGATACCTTCCAGATGAATCAGGCTTCCGCCTACCTGCCCGTCGTTGCTGACCTTCCCGAGCCTATTCTCTTCGCCGAGAATACCACCGAGAACAGCTTCGTCGCAGGCACGGGCCGCGCTGGTTCCAACCGTGTCCTCGTCACCGCCAAGAAGATGCTCATCAACCAAATCTGGACCTATGAGCTTGAGGAAGATGCAATCATCCCCTTCCTCCCCTTCCTCCGCGCTGAGCTTGCCGCTTCACTCGCCTTCTACAGCGACAGCGTCATCCTCAACGGCGACACCACCAACGCTGCTACAGGCAACATCAACAGCGACGATGCCGACCCCGCAGATACCAAGTTCTACTTGGCCTTCGACGGTATGCGTCACGTTGGTCTAGTTGACAACACCGCCAACGGCGTCGATTGTGCAGGCGCACTCAGCCTTGCCAAGCTTGCTTCCCTCAAGGGCAAGATGATCGATTCCACCTACCTCATCGACTGGGGCCACCCTGTTCGTTCTAGCGACCTCGTGTTTGTCTGCGATCCTCAGACCGCCGACAGGCTCGCGCAGCTTGATCAGGTCGTTACCGTCGATAAGTTCGGTCCTCAGGCTGGTGTCCTTAACGGTCAGGTCGGGAACATCCTCGGCTCCCCCGTTATCAGCACCATGGCTATGGGCCTTACCGAAGCCGATGGTAAGATCAGCGCCACCGCTGCTAACAACACCAAGGGTCAGCTTATCGCGTTCAACCGTAACGCCTTCAAGGTTGGTCTTAAGGGTGGCTTGAGCATCGAGCTTGAGCGTATGCCCGGTATGCAGCAGAGCCGCCTTATCGCAGGCTTCCGCCTGGGTCTTGGCCGCTACGCCCCCTCGGGTTCCGCTTCCAGCATCGAAGGCGCTTCCGTCCTCTACAACATCACCCTGTAAGGTCGGAGGTAACATACAATGGCACAGTTCGAACAGATTGCAGCTAGGGGTCAGATTGTCCCCCTTCTCTTCTGCCAAGATGCCGTTGCCGCCTCCCAAACTGATGTTCAGCTTAACATCGTCGAGGTCGCTTCCGCAGCGGCCTTGGCGGTGGACGGCCTGAGCATGCCTTGGGCAGGTTCGGTTGTCGGTATCGGCATCAACCTCAGCGCAGCGGCTACCGCTGGTCAGCTTACCGTTGGTGTCACGCTTGACGGAACAGAACAGGCTGTTTCGACCCAGACTATCACCACGGCTCAGGCTGCTACTGCGGTTATTCCTCAGGAAAGCATCCGGTTCGCTGCTGGTGCTAAGGTTGGTGTCGAGATCACAACTAACGCTGGCTGGGACGCCACCACCGCTGACCTTGCGGTCATCGTCTACGTCCTACTTGACTGCCAGCAGGTATAGGTAACACCGATGATGGGGGTGGGGTGTTCTTCATCCTGCCCCCTGATTCTTATAAGACGGAGATAATCTCATGCAAGGACCGAGCTTCGGGTCTATGAAAGCTGTAGAGGCGCTTCCTGACGCCCAATACACAGCAACAACTAATGGCGCTGCCTTTACAAGTTTCTACACAATCGACGACCCTAGACTGGACTTGTTCACTGGATACTTCCGTCAAGCTGCGGTTTATGTCGATCAATCGGCAGGTTCTGGGAACAACCCCGGTTCGAACCAATTCACTATCACGCTTCAGGGCCGTCACGACACCTCTGGTACGTGGGCGAATATCCCACTGTCAACCACGCTAGCCATTACCGCCAACGCAGCAACGGGTTATTTCGCAACCGCTGAAGGACCACTACCTCCATATCTGCGTGTTGTTGCTACCGAAAGTGGTACAGCAGACGCCACCTTTGTTGTCCACGTGTATCTGCTGGCTTAATAGGAGAGTAAACACAATGCTTAAGTGCGTATCGAAGTATAAGTCCGATATCGGGTCTTTCGTACCCGGTGATATCATCGACGACCCCCGTGTAGAAGCCGTGCTTCTCGTGGACTCGCCCTTGTCTTTCGAGGCGGTTGAGAAGGCTGTCAAGGAAGCCGTGGAAGTCCGACAGGCTGCTATTGTCGATGCTGATGCCGCACCTGTTCGCAAGCGTCGTATCCTAGGGCTTGAGGGTTAGTCGGTATGGCTATCACCAACGGATACGCGACACTAGCGGATGCCAAAGCTAGACTGGGAATCCCTGTTGCTGATACTGGCGATGATAGCATTATCGTGAATATCATTGAAGCTGCCAGTCGAAGCATCGACAGGTATTGCAACCGTCAATTCTTCCAGAACGTCGGGCAGGTAAGATATTATTCTGCCGCTTCTGATGTTCTGGTGTTTATTGATGATTGCGTGTCCATCAGCGCAGTAGCATCTGACCGCAACCTTACTAGGGCGTGGGACACGGTTATTGCAACCAGTGATGTAGAACTGGCCCCGCTAAACGCTGCTGTTCTAGGTAGCCCCTATACCGAACTACGTATGAAGCCACTGGCTAGTAACGAGTTCGACCTCGGCCTTGACCTTATCAAGATCACCGGGACTTGGGGCTGGCCTGCTGTACCCGACATGATTAATGAGGCTTGCCTGCTTCTAACGTCCCGTCTATTCCGCCGCAAGGATAGTCCCTTCGGTGTTACAGGCGGTGGCGAGGTAGGGCAGCAGGTAGCAATCCAAGCGGTTGACCCTGATATCAGGGTGCTGCTCGATCCGTATCGCAAGATTGGCCTGATTGATCTGGTGTAGTCTATGGACAACTTCACGATTAAATCAACCAACCTAGAGCGTTTCGCCGATAAGTTAGCCAACCTTCAGCGTCCTACGTTCCGGGCCTTGGAAGATTACATCAAGCGGTCCAGCGAGGCTGTAGCGGGTCAGGCGCGTACCAGAACACCCGTGAATAACGGTGCGCTCAGGGCGTCCATCACGGCGCAGTATCAGGCAACTGGTCCTGTATCCGTCGAGTCGTCTATCGGCACCAACTTGTCCTATGCGCCCTATATGGAGTTCGGTACGGGTTTAGTCCACGACCATCCTAGCTGGGGACGCAAGCGGCATATGGTGTCTTATAAGGTACTGATCCCCTGGGTCAAACGTAAGTTCGGCGTAGGCGATAAACAAGCTACCGGGTTTGCCATAGCTATTGCCAAGAACATCATGAAGCGTGGGGGCTTGTTGCCTAGACGCTTCTTGCGCGGATCACTTGAAGCGTTTGAGCCTAGAATCAAGGCGGATGCCCAGAAGATTGTATCTGCGATTAAACGAGAGGCTGGACTAACTTAATGGTTATTGGTGACGTTAGAACAGCGCTCAAGAACGCGCTGGATACTATTGATGGGTTACGTTGTTATGACGTATTCCCAGACAGCCTAAGCCCGCCAGCGGCTATCGTAGGTATGCCTACGCAGATTATCTTCGACACGACGCTGATGCGGTCTAACGATACAGCGGTATTCCCGATCAGGATTCTGGTAGGTAAAGCTACTGATGCCTCTGCCCAGCGGCGTTTAGATGTTTATTTACAAGGATCAGGTAGTAGCTCCGTGAAAGAAGTCTTAGAAACCGCATCCCCCGGCTCCGACTACAACGTACTTAGGGTCTTGAGCGCTCAAGGTATGGGCGTTTATGATTATAACGGGGTCGGTTACTTGGGCGTAGAATTCACCGTAGAGGTGGTAGGATAACATGGCGAAGAAAGACGTGAAACGCTACATCGCCGTCCACGGGTGGTCCTACGGGGATCAGTTTGGACTTGCTGGCGATGAAATCCCCGCTGAACTCGCCAAGCACTTCCAGTGGGCGATTGAGAAGGGGGAAGTCCTTGTCGTCTCCGGGGATGACGCTCCGGTAGCCGACCCCGTAATCGATTCAGAAGTTGTTGATAATTCACTTCAACTAGAAGTACCTGCTGAGTCAGAGGGGGAATAATCTATGGCCTTTATCCGTGGCGGTAGCGCCAAGGTTCTTGTAGGTGGGTATGACCTCACTTCGTTTCTAAACAACGCTAGCGTTAGCGTCGATACTGCCCTTGGTGAGTCAACCGTGTTCGGTGATACCAACCGGGACTATCAGCAGGGCGGCCCTCTAACCGCTAGTGTCTCTTGCTCAGGCTTCGCTGATGTTGATAGCGCCAGCGGTTCCGAACAGATTCTTGCCCGTATCCTAGATACGGAATCCACGACCTTCGATACCACGTGGGGCTATATGCCGCTTACGATTGCGTACAAGGGCAACACAGACGGCAATAAGTGTTTCGTTGGTACGGTGCTTTCCGGGTCTTATGAGATTGCTCCTGAAGTAGCCTCGCTGATGCCTATCGCGGCAACCTTTAACGTAGGCGAGTCCCGCAAGGTATCTGCTGCGGCTCCTACTACAGGCGAAGAGGGTGGGTTCGGTGTTCGCGGCGTATTGCTCGCGGCGCAAGCCAACGTTCCTACTATCGCGGGTATCTTCGGCACCGAGCATAACAACGGTAGCTCAAGCACCGG